CAGCCAGGTCAAGAAGACGGCGACATCGAGCAGCCAGAAGGCAAAAAGGGCGTACAGAAGATGCAAAAGAATACAGGCGCAACCTTCCAGCAATACGAAGAAACGGAAACCGACGAAGACCTCGTATACGAAGAAAAAGAGGAAGATGACGAGGACGAAAAAGGCCACGAAGATGCCGCAGCAGACAAGGCTATGATCAAGAAAGCCCTCGCAATGAAGAAAGAAAGTCTGCAACAAGACCTTGATGCTATGCTACAGGGTGAAAATCTTTCGGAAGAATTCGTCGCTAAAGCCTCTACTATTTTTGAAGCAGCAGTTATGTCTCGCGTTCAAGAAATTGTTGAAGAAGTTGAAGGTCAACTCGAAGAACAATTCGAAGCGACAATCGAAGAAATGAAGGAAGACTTTGCTACCAAGATTGATGATTATCTAAACTACATGGTAGAAGAGTGGATCAAAGAAAATGAAATTGCTATTGAAACTGGCTTACGTGCCGAGATCGTAGAAGATTTCATCGGTGGTTTACGCAATCTATTTACTGAACACTACATCGACATTCCAGAAGAAAAAGTGAATGTTGTTGAAGAGCTTGCTTCGAAAGTTGAAGAACTGGAAGCAAGACTGAATGAAGAAATTAATCGCTCAGTAGATTTCAAGAAAGAAATCAATGAGCATAAGAAAAATCAGGCCATACAAACAGTTTGTGAAGGCCTAACGCAGACTCAGGTAGAAAAACTAAAATCGCTCGCAGAGAGTGTTGAGTTTACTTCTGAGTATGAATTTGCAGATAAATTGGGTACATTGAAAGAGGCATATACTCCTTCAACCGCCAAATCTGCAACCAAATCTGCACTAGAAGAAGGCGTCGAAGTTGAAGAAGACACAACGACCATGAAAAAGTCGCATGACTCTTTAGTTGATGCTGTTGCTAGAACAATCTCAAAGTCAGTGGTTAGATAAATACCACTCTATAATAAATCAATAGGAGAAAACTAAATGTTTTTATCAGAAGAACTACAAAAAAAATGGAATCCAGTTCTGGAGCACCCAGACCTGGAAGCAATTAAGGATCCATATAAGAAGGCTGTTACTGCCATGGTTCTTGAGAATCAATCTCAAGCAATGGCATCTGACCGCGCTCAAATGGGTATGCTTAACGAAGCAACCGCTGGCGGTCCAACAAACGTTGGCGGTGGTGTTCAGAACTTCGATCCAATTTTAATCAGCTTGGTCCGTCGTGCTTTACCTAATCTGATTGCTTATGACGTTGCTGGCGTTCAGCCAATGACAGGACCTACAGGTCTTATCTTCGCAATGCGCGCAAAGTACAACTCGCAAAATGGTACAGAAGCTTTCTTCAATGAAGCAAATACCAAGTTCTCGGGTATTGGTTCGGACACAAACCGCTTCGGTTTTGCTAACAACACCACAGGCGATACATTGACCAACCCAGTTGGTAATGGCTTCACAACTGCTAATACCTTCACAACTGGTATCGGCATGTCAACGGCTACAGCAGAATATCTGGGTTCGGATTCGAACTCAGCATTCGCACAGATGGCCTTCTCTATCGAGAAGGTTACTGTTACTGCTCAGTCACGCGCACTGAAGGCTGAATACTCGCTTGAACTTGCTCAAGACTTGAAGGCAATTCACGGTCTTGACGCTGAAACAGAATTGTCAAACATTCTGTCTACAGAAATTCTTGCTGAAATCAACCGTGAAGTTATTCGTACAATCTACACTGTTGCTAAGAACGGTGCTCAGTACGGTACAACAACTGCTGGTACATTCGACCTTGACACCGACTCTAACGGTCGTTGGTCAGTTGAGCGTTTCAAGGGTCTGATTTTCCAAATCGAACGTGATGCTAACGTTATTGCTAAAGAGACTCGTCGTGGTAAGGGTAACGTTCTGATCGTTTCGTCAGACGTTGCATCCGCTATGGCTATGGCTGGCGTACTTCAGTACACACCTGCTCTTTCTGCTGACCTACAAGTTGACGATACTGGCAATACTTTTGCTGGTATGCTCCACGGTCGTATCAAGGTTTATATCGATCCATACTTCGGTGGCTATACAAGCAACCAAGAACTAGTTACCATCGGCTATAAGGGTTCTTCACCTTATGATGCTGGTCTGTTCTATTGCCCATACGTTCCATTACAAATGGTTCGTGCTGTTGACCAGTTCACATTCCAACCTAAGATTGGATTCAAGACTCGTTACGGCATGGTTGCTAACCCATTTGCTGCCGGTGTGGACGCAGATGCAGGTCAGTTGTATTCGAAGCGTAATGCTTACTACAGAATCTTCCGCGTTGCGAACTTGATGTAAGTAAGAAGCAAAAAACCACCATCAAGAGTGGTGTTTGAAAGAGGAGCATTTCTGCTCCTCTTTTTTTGCCTTCCTAAATAGGATATCACCTAAACTTAGGAGCGCACATGAGCGGTTTAGTAAAGAAGCCAAGAAATACGGGGTTACTGCAACCCACAAAATACTTATTAAATTTTCCAGAAATTTCAGACTCGGTATATTTTTGCCAAAGTGTGAATCTTCCTGGAGTAAATAATAATGCACTGCTGCACGTAACTCCAAATTTGGATTTATTTGTTCCAGGAACAAAGATGCAATACAATGAATTTAAAATAGATTTCTTGGTCAATGAAGATTTATCATCTTGGTTAATAATTCATGATTGGATTCGAGCGACAACTACTGACAGAAAAGATCGCACCAAAACTAACGGCGAAGCAATTCTTACGATACTGTCCAACTTGAATAATCCAAAATTTAGAATTAAATTTACCAGTATTTTTCCTCTCACTTTGTCGGACATTCCGTTCGATTCAACACAGTCAGCAGAAAATCATGTCGTGGCTTCAGCGACCTTTAAGTTTGATTATTTTGACATTGAAAGACTTTAATGTTATAATCACCATTTAATTAAGGAATATATTATGGAAACACTTGAGCAGATATTAAAACAATGGGACACAGACTCAGTAATAGATTCAACAGAACCCGGAAAAGAATTACTGAAAATACCAAAGTTGCACAACAACTATTTAAAGGTACTAGTCAAACATAGACTCGCCATCAAAAGAGTTAATTTTGAATATGCAAGGCTTCGTCGAGTAAAGGAAGAATATTACTCCGGAACCATTTCTGAAGAAGAACTTGCAGAGAATGGATGGGAGCCTTTCCTTCTTAATGTGAAGACTAAACAGGGCGTAGATAAGTATCTAGAGTCGGATGAACAACTGATAAAGTTGTTAGAGAAAAAAATCTATCACGATGAAGCAATTTCTGTGTGTGAATCTATATTGCAAGAAGTCAAGAATCGCACATGGGAAATAAGATCGTATATTGACTGGGAAAGATTCATCGGTGGAAACTAAAATAATTGTTACAAAGCGTAATGAGTCGTACATAAAAGTACACTGCGAAAAAGGCGTGGCTCAAGAGTTGTCCGACTATTTTACATTCTTTGTGCCGGGTCACCAATTTACTCCGGCTTTCAGGAATAGAATTTGGGACGGAAAAATTAGATTGCTCGATCTTCGAACAAACGAGATAACACACGGACTACTTCCATACATCGAAACATTCTGTTCTGAACGGGAGTACACATTAGAATATGGTGATCCTAGACCAGATTTATCTGAAGATTATTCTGTATACCATGCAGATAAGTTTATATCTTCACTACAGATACAGTCAAGAGGTAAGGACATTGGTGTGCGTGATTATCAAAAACATGCATACATACAATCTATACGAAACAAAAGAGTTTTGTTGTTGTCGCCGACTGCATCAGGTAAGTCTCTAATAATTTATTTGATAATTAGACAACTGTTGGATTACAGGTGTAAAAAAGGTCTGATAGTTGTGCCCACAACAGCCTTAGTTGAACAGTTGTCATCAGACTTTGCAGATTATTCCACAGCAAACGATTTTGATGTTTCTGGGAACGTGCATAAGATTTATCAAGGCAAAGATAAAAATTCTGATATGCCTCTCACAATATCAACATGGCAATCGATATATCAACTACCTAAAGAATATTTTGAGCAGTTTGATTTTGTTTTGGGTGACGAAGCACACTTGTTCAAGGCACAGTCATTAACAAAGATTCTATCTCAATGTATCAATGCAAAATACAGAATTGGACTGACCGGAACGTTAGACGGAACCAAAACACATAAATTAGTATTAGAAGGACTATTTGGTCCTGTAGAGAAAGTGACTACAACCAAAGAATTGATGGACAACAAGCAGTTAGCAGAGTTTTCTATAAAGTGCTTAGTGCTTAAACATGATGATGAAATTTGTCAATTATTGAAAGGTAAAACTTATCAAGAAGAAATGGAATACTTGATATTAAATGAATCCAGGAACAAATTTATCAAGAATTTAGCAGTTTCCCTTAAAGGTAATACTCTTATATTGTACCAATATGTTGACAAACATGGTAAATTACTGTATGATATGATCACCAAAACCAAAAATATTGGTACAAGAAAAGTGTTTTTTGTATATGGCAAAACTGATACAGACACTAGAGAAGACGTTAGAAAGATAACAGAAGAAGAACCTGATGCTATTATCGTAGCAAGTTATGGAACTTTTTCTACAGGCGTCAATATCAGAAATTTGCATAACGTTATATTTGCATCACCTTCAAAGTCTAGAGTACGTAATTTACAGTCAATAGGTCGTGGTTTACGACTTGGTGACAATAAAGATAAAGCAGTATTGTATGACATTGCAGATGATATGAGATACAAAAACCATATGAACTTCACATTGAAGCATTTCGTGGAACGTACAAAAATATATAACGAAGAAAAGTTCATTTACAAAATATACAAGATAGGATTAAAAAATGGAAACAACAATTAAGATTCTACGTCTTTTATCTGGTGAGGATATTATATCGTACACCGAAGCATTTAATGATGGTTACATTGTACATGAGCCAATGGCTTTCATGTTGAAGGTTGAGCATAGAACCGGTAAAGAAACAGTGTCTATGGAAAACTGGTTACCGCAATCTCTTTTAAAGAACAATGTAACTACCGTATATAACAAGGACATTCTTGCCGTGATGACTCCTTCTTCTGTATTTAATGAATTCTATACCAATCTTATTGATACAGTACTTAAGAAGAGGGGAGAAGAAGCAATGGATGATGAAGAGGATGACCTATCTGAAGATGAAATTGGTTACCTAATGGATTCAATAGATACATCAACTACATATATTAACTAATGTCATGCAGAGGGTACATAGAGAGTATGCGCCTTTGTCAAGCGAAAATCAAGAGGAATTATGGTGAATATGAGCACAAATACCAAAAAACATTATATCAACAATGCGGACTTCTGTACCGCATTGACCGATTACAAAGAGTTAGTGAAGCAGGCCAAAGAGAAGGGTAAGGTAAAACCTGACATTCCAAATTACATTGGAGAGTGTTTTATCAAAATTGCAGAAGGACTGTCGCACAAACCAAACTTCATTGGATATAGTTACCGAGATGAGATGGTTGCCGATGGTATCGAAAACTGTTTGATGTACTTTGAGAACTTTGACGTTACGAAGTCGAGCAATCCGTTTGCTTACTTTACACAGATTATTTACTTTGCGTTCCTGCGAAGGATACAAAAAGAAAAGAAACAACTGTATGTGAAATACAAAGCCACAGAACAGTTTGGTATTTTAGATGAAAATGAGATGCTAGGATATGAAGAGGCGACCGGTAAACAATTTGAACTATATGACAATATCTCAGACTTTATTGAAACTTTTGAAGAAACCAAGAGAAAGAAAAAAGAAATAAAGAAGAATAAAGGTATTGAGAAATTCCTGGAAGAATAATGAGAATAGGTTTCGTAGCATCTGCATTTGATTTGTTTCATGCAGGACATGTGATGATGTTGAAAGAAGCAAAGACTCAATGTGACTATCTAATCGTGGGGTTACAAACTGACCCCACGATTGATCGAGCAGAGAAGAACAAGCCCATACAATCGGTATTTGAGCGGTTTGTACAGGTAGAGGCTTGCAAGTACGTCGATTCAATTATACCGTATTCCACAGAAAAAGAGCTGCTGGACATCTTGACTTCGTACCCAATCGATGTTAGAATCGTTGGTGAAGAATATAGAGACAAGCAATATACTGGAAGCAACTTATCTATTCCCGTATATTATAACTCTCGTCGGCATAGTTTTAGCACTACTGAATTACGTCATCGAGTTTTGAACACTCATCTTGAAAAAGAGAAATTAAATACAAAATAAAAGAAAAAACAAATGTAAGTAAACATCTATACAAAAAATATTATACTAGGGGCTTAGATCCAGAATCCAGAATCGGATGTAATGGACCTAATGCTGTTATTAACGTAGAAAAACTTGATAAGGAGGTGTCTGTATGAAAATCGCTATTATTACAGACCAACATTTTCGGTGCGAGAAATGACTCGCTCCATTTTTTGGAATATTATGAGAAATTCTATGCCGACACTTTCTTCCCTTGTCTAGAAGAGAACGGCATCAAAACTGTTCTTATTCTTGGTGACACCTTTGATCGCAGGAAGTATGTAAACTTTTATTCGTTGCAGCGAGCAAAGTCTATGTTCTTTGATATTCTTGCTGCAAAAGCTATTGATGTGTATATGTTGGTTGGCAATCACGACACATACTACAAGAATACAAACGAAGTGAATTCTCCAGAACTTCTTTTGGAAGATTATCCAAATATCAATATTATTTCTCGCGCTCAAACGATACACCTAGATTATGGTAACACATCTTCTGATGTTGCAATGATTCCTTGGATTTGTGCAGACAATTATCAAACATCAATGGATGAACTAAAACATACTTCGGCAACAGTATGTATGGGACATTTTGAGATTGAAGGATTTCAAATGTACAAAGGTTCGCCTTCGCAAGAAGGACTAGAACCTAAGTTATTTAATAAATTTGATAAAGTCTTTTCTGGACATTATCATCACAGGTCTAACAGCGGCAATATACATTATTTGGGCAACCCTTATGAATTGACCTGGCAAGATTATAATGATCCCAGAGGATTTCATCTATTTGACGTGGCCTCACATGAGTTGACATTCATTAAGAATCCAAATACGATGTTTCATCGAATCGTTTATGACGATAAAGTCGATGACATTATGACTATCACTAATCAAGATTTGTCTGCGTATAAAAATACGTATGTCAAAGTAGTGGTAATCAACAAAACTAATCCGTATCTGTTTGACGTATTCATCAACAATTTGTACCAAGTTAATCCTGTTGATATAACAATTGCACTC